ATATGAAAAGTGCCCATCCTTGTTTATCAGCCAACGCAGGTCTAATAACTTCAGCCCATACATCTCTATCCATAAATGCTGCTTCGTCCAATACAACGCCAGCTAAACTTCTACCTCTTAATGCCATTGCATTTTCAGTTCCTTTCAATTCAATACTCGATCCATTAATTAAATCCAACCTTAAATCAGTCTCATTCTTTGCCTTTACCCACACCTTCGGCACTAACCTTTTCAATTCCTTCCATGCAATATCTTTCGCCATCCTATATGTAGGAGCACAATAAAAATATACCTCCCCTGGTCGATTAATGGCACCTCGTAGCAGTTCGATACAGCTAAGATAACTCTTACCAAACCTTCTTCCCGCCACAAGCACCCTAAATCTCTTATCACTATTAAATACTTCCCCCTGTGCATATCTCAAACTTATTTCATGCTTCTTTTTTCCACTCACAACCATGAAATTAACAAAAAATACAACCCATACCCCTCCTTTATAGCCTATTCCAACACTTTTAAGTTATCATTCAACTAAATACTTCCTAAATCAAGTCCGTGACTGATTCAATCTTACCTTCAAATATAATCCCACCCATAGTTCAATCTAAAAAAAGAGGTACTCCTCGTTTTGTAGCTCGCTCTACAGCAGAAAAAGTTCAAGAAAGAGCACAACGCCTCTATTCTCGCCAACTTAAAGGGCTAACAACTCGCCAATTAGTAATAGAACATTCAAAAATTGAACAAATTTCCATAACAACAGCGTGGGAAGATTGGGGTCGTGTCAAAGTCTGGAATAATGAAGATTGGGATAAAGATAGAGAATCTATGCTCCCACGTCTACAAGCTATGAGAGTACGTTTATTCAATCAAGCAGTATCTAAAGGTCAATTGCAAACAGCAGCACAGATCCTAGACTCTCTAGGTAAAGTAATAGGTGAATCCGTTGAAACAGTTAATATTCAAGCCCCAGAACTCTCAATTAAGGTAGAACCAAAAAATTAACGGGAATATATTTAAGTTGCCCGCCTTGGCCTAGCAAAAAAAATTTTTGCAACGCTGCCCCCTGATATGCTCTAAGGCCTCTGTATGCCTCTGTAATAGCACTCTAATATAACTTGCTTGTGATAGTACCTTAGAAAATATCGCCTCTCACAATCGATTCTCAGCGTAGTAATATTTCTTAACTTTGATATTGACTTAATATCAAATAGGTGTTATTGTGCTATCAGCATAAAAAATGGGCAAGCACTATTGCCAATTTTAAAGCTAATCTTCTTTTGTAATTCTCTATCAGGTAACCAAGTTTTAAAATTTGTCTACCAGAGAAACACAAAAGGAAAAAACAAAAAAGAACCTAGAAAATTTAACTTTCCTTCCTTATGACCAAAAAAATTCTTGGTATAGTTTTTATTGGTGCGGGCAGTTCATGGGCAATGGATACCGATGAAACACCACTTGAAGTTATAGCTTCAAGAGCAGCAAAGAACACTAAAAGATCATGGAAGCATCTATTTAAATTCAAACCAGAGTACGTCTGTCCAGTGCATTTGTACGATGTGACAAAAGGAGTTAATGGATGGAATTGTGATCAAGTTGGTGTAATTATGCCTATTTTAAAAACTGGTAAACTTGGCAAGAAACCTTGCAAGTTTATTAAAACAATAAAGGTAGTTTTATAACTGCCTTTATTCCTTCCTTTATTCCTTCCTAAAAAAACTATGTTAAAACCAGTGTTAATGGCTAAAGATATCAAGTTCAAAAAAGTTTTTGAATTTGGTTGGCGTATGCGTTTAGTTGATCCAATTGACTTTTGGATTTTACATTTAACAAATACAGAAACATTACTAGATAGACATAAAGAAACCTTAGAAGAGGCGGGTTTCAAATTTGTAAGAGTATTCGAGGATTAAGACAATGAGAATTTACTTAGTAATTATTATTTGTTTTCTTCTTAGCTCTTTATTTAACGATAGACCACTACAAGAGGTTACCGAACAAATGAAGACTAGGACTCAAACAATCGAAACTCTAATTGATCAAATCTAAACCTATGGACATTAAAGAACCAACTTATTTCAAAACTCATTTATTTTTAGATGATGCTGAAGCTGCTGAGATCCTCGAAAATATCGAGGACTTGCAGCATTTAGAAACATTTAAATATTTAAAGAAACAAATTGTTAAGTATTGGGAATCAACAAAAGCATTAAACTTATGAAAAAATTAAAACACGAATTCACAAAAATTGTTTTTACAATCGATTGTGATTATGAAGAATTAGTTGATGCAATTGGCCTTGACTATTCTAGAAAGGGTACTGATTTAAAAATTACTCAATTTATAGAGTCAGAAAATCTTAAAGATTATTACCATGATAATCCAGAATACTTTTGTGCAAATGTTCTTAATTGGGAACTAGCAGAAACTTGTAGTGAGTTTCATATATATGATCCTACAGATAGAGACTATGCAAAGTATGAGATAGGAGTTAACCCTAGATGAGTATAGATACCTACTAGCAATAGTAGGTATTTTTTTTTGCTAAAATTTTTTTCAAAAAAAAAAAAAAAAAAAAAAAAAAAAATTATTTAATAAAAAAATAATAAGCTTATAAACTGAATGCAAAATTGAATGGATTTTTTGAATGCAAAATTGAATGTTAAATTGAATGTAATTTAATGTCAGTTAGTGACATAATAAGCTAATATTAAATAGTAAACTATTTTTATTCTTAGTAATGAAACTATTAACAAAAGAGTTATTAAAAAAGCTCCCAAATATTGGGGATAATGAAAAAAACAACAAGGAACACATAGCACATGTAAAGTTGTTTGGTGGCAGTTCTTGGACTTGGTACATATCAGAGTTTGATCCAATAACTAAAATGTGTTTTGGACTTGTTGAAGGTTTAGAAACTGAGTTAGGTTATTTTTCATTAACTGAACTTGAAAAAATAAAGTTCCCTCCTTTTGGGTTACCAATTGAAAGGGATATGTGGTTTGACAGTACACCACTTAAGGAGTTAATGAACAAATGAATAATTTAGATAAAGAGCGAACTATTCCATTAGATAGATACTTAGAGGATGGCTTCAACAGTAGGAGCGAATATATTAACTACTTAAAAAGTGAGTATGGAGCATTGCAAGTCAATGCTCTTTTAACAGTGTTACCACCAAGTGAAGATTTTGACGGATTAATAACAGAGTTAGAAGATAATAATTCATTATTCTTTTGAATGTTTCCTTAAGGGATCCTTAAAAAGTTCCCTTAATGAAAACATTTATATATGTTTTCTTCCTTCCTATAACAATTAAATTATGAATGATAAAAACTCTAATGGCAGAGTTTTATATCAAGGTTTATCTCCAATAAATAACAAAAAATATGCGGTTATTGTTACGGGTTTGAATGCTCAAACTAGTAATAAAAAAACTGGTAATATGTTGCAAACTTGGATATTAAACCAAGATATAAAACCTAATGAAGCATTTAAAAATAAAGAGTACGGAGAAACAGTGTGTGGCAATTGTCCACATAGTGGATGGAATCAAAACTCATGTTATGTTAAATGGTTTCATGCTCCCTTGAATGTTTGGAAAGCATACAAAAATAATAGATATGATTATTTTAACAATGATTATGAATTGTTTAGAAATAAATCTATTAGGTTTGGAAGCGCGGGAGATCCTGTCTTAATACCGATTGATATTGTTAAAAATATTATAAAGGTAGCAAAAAACCATACAGGATATACACATATGTGGCGCAATACTTTTGCATTACCTTATAAGGGTTTATTTCAAGCAAGTGTAGACAGTTTTAAAGAATATTTACAAGCAAGTTCACTTGGCTTTAATTGTTTCTTGGTTAAACATGAGACTGTGAATGATCCAAAAGGGTTTATTCATTGCCCTGCTAGCGTAGAATCAGGACAAAAGACATCGTGCAATATTTGCTCATTATGCGATGGTAATACAGGCAATGTTGTAATAAATGCTCATGGTAATACTAAGAATAATGTTTTATTAACTGCTTGATTATT